TCGGTCGGGGCGTCGTGGTGGGGCGAGGCGTTCTTCACCGCCGCGACCGTGCGGGCCGATCTGGCGGGGCGGACCGGACCCCTGACGGTGCGCGTCAACTCGGGCGGCGGCATGGTCGATGACGGGCTCGCCATCTACACGATGCTGGTCGATTACCCGGACCAGGTGCACGTGGTGGTCGACGCGATGGCGGCGAGCGCCGCGTCGCTGATCGCCATGGCGGGCGACACGATCACGCTGCGCCTGGGCGCGCTGATGCTGATCCATGACCCGGCCATGCCCTGGACGGAAGGGCGCGGGACCGAGGCCGATCACCAGAAGCTGGCGGCGCAGCTTGGCGTCGCGAGCCGGTCCTATGCGGCGGTCTATGCGCGTCAGACGGGCCTTTCGGTCGATGCGGTGCGCGGGCTGATGCGGGAGGAGCTTCTGATGGACGGACCGGAGGCGGTTCGGCTGGGGTTTGCCACGGCGGCCGACGCGGCCGACGCGGCCGATGCGGAACGTCCAGCGGCGGCCGCGGCGGTCTACGATTACCGGATTTACGCCAAGGCGCCGGCGGCGCTGAAGGCGCAGTCGGAACGGCTGGGCGCGGTGCCCGGACGGGTGGCCAGGATGGCCATGATGGCGGGGCGTGGCGGCCCGAAGATGGAGCTAAGGACGATGGAGATGGACCCCTCTGTGACGGCGGCGGAGGATACTCCTGCCGTCGAGACCGAAAACCTGCCGGCCGAGACCGAGGCTGAAGCGCCTGCGGCCGTGGCGCGTTCGGCGGTGATCGCCGAGCGCACGCGGGCGAAGCGCATCCGTCAGATGGTGCGCATGGCCGACCTGCCGGCGGCGCTGGCGGAAGAACTGATCGACGGGGATGCAACCGAGGCCGCCGCGCTGGACCGCGTGCTGGCCCAGCGCAAGGGGAAGGACGACATGGGCGTTCCGGTGATGGCCGCGCCGGCGGCGAGCGTGCAGCGCGACGCGCGCGAGAAGTTCGTGGAGGGCGCGACCAGGGCACTGATGGCCAAGGCGCGACTGAAGGGCGGCGAGCGCAACGAGTTCAGCGGCCTGAGCCTGGCGGAACTGGCGAAGGAATCGCTGCGGATGGCGGGCGAGCGGTCGCGGTTCGACAACAAGCTGGACATGGTCGGCCGGGCCTTCACCATGGCGGGCACGCACACCACGGGCGATTTCGGCAGCATCCTGTCGAACGTCGCGGGCAAGGCGGCGCTGCGCGGATGGGAAGAGGCGGCCGAGACCTTTGACCGCTGGACGCGCACGGGCACGCTGAGCGACTTCAAGGCGACGCGGCGCGTCGGCCTTGGCCTGCCGAATTCGCTGCCGGTGGTGCCGGAAGGTGCCGAGTACACCTATGGGACCATGGCGGACCGTGGCGAGACGATGCAGGCCGAGACGCGCGGCCTGCTGATGACCTTCAGCCGGCAGGCGATCATCAACGACGACCTGTCGATCCTCGACTCGGTTCCGACGCGGATGGGGCGGGCGGCGCGGCGCACCGTCGGCGACATGGTCTACTCGGAGCTGACGACCAACGCGGCGATGTCGGACGGGGTCGCGCTGTTCCATGCCTCGCACGGCAACCTGGCCGGCACGCCGGCGGCGCCGACGGTGGCCTCGCTCGGCGCGGCCAAGGCGGCGATGATGACGCAGCGGGATGCCGGGGCGGCGCTGAACATCGCGCCGCGCTACATGATCGTGCCGGCTGCGCTGGAGGTGGTGTCGCGGCAGCTGCTCGACTCGCAGTTCGAACCGACCAACAACCGCGGCATGGTGTCGAACCCGGTCGCGGGCATGGCGGAACTTATCGTCGATGCCCGGCTCGACCTGGTGTCGACCACCGCCTGGTATCTGGCCGCCGATCCGAACGCTTTCGACACGATCGAGGTCGGCTATCTGGACGGCATCCAGGCGCCGTGGCTGGAGCAGCTGACCGGCTGGACGGTGGACGGAGTGCAGATGAAGGTCCGGATCGACTTCGACGTGAAGGCGCTGGACTGGCGCACGCTGTACCGCAACGCGGGCGCCTGATCGCACTGAAGGCAGGCTGAAACGTCGGCGGCCCGGCGGATGCCGGGCCGGCCGCAACCCCCCTTTTTTCCTGGAGAGACGAGATGAGGAATGCAGTGCAGGACGGAGGCACCCTGACGGTGGCCGCCCCCTATGATGTCGCCGCGGGCGGCGGGTTTCAGGTCGGCACCATCTTCCTGGTGGCGCAGAGCGCCGCGCTGAACACGCAGCAGGTGGTTGGCGCCACCGGCGGGGTGTTCACGCTGGCCAAGGCGGATTCGCAGGCCTGGACGGTCGGCGCGGCGATCTACTGGGACAACACCAACAAGGTGTGCACGACCACGGTCGGGTCGAACAAGAAGATCGGCGTGGCGACCAAGGCGGTTGCGAACACGGCCGGGCTCGTGACCGGCGACGTGCTGGTCTACCAGACCTGACCGGCGCGCCGTGACGCGGCTGTTCGACGGCATGGCCGGGGCGCTGACGAAAATTTTCGGCGCCCCGGTGACGCATGTGGCGCGCCCCTCGGGCGCGGTCACGGTCCTGCAATCGGTGTTCCGGGAGAGCCCGGTCGAGGTTTTGGACAGCGAGGGCGGCCAGTCCGTCTGGGGCGTTTCGCCGACCTGGCGCGTGGCGCAGCCCGAGGCGGCCGGCATCGCGCGGGGCGACGAGATTCAGCCCGGCAACGGGCGGACCTATCGGGTGCTGAACCGGATCGCCGGCGGGTCGCCCGCGGCCGATCGGTTCTGGATGTTCGAGCTGGAGGACATCACGCCGTGAGCCAGCACCGCAAGGATCTGCGCGACGCGGCCTCGGCCGCGCTGCGCGTGGCGGCCCGGTTCGCCGGGGCCACGGAAATGCCGTCGTGGGTGCAGTCGGTCGATGCGGCGACGCTGCCGGCCTGGTCGGTGATGACGGCGCGCGAGCAGTCGCAGGCGGCGGCGAAGGACCTGCTCGACCGGCGGGTCGAGCTGGTGGTGACGGTCAAGCGGCCGGGGGCGGACGGGCTCGACGACGAGATGGACCTGGACGCCGAGGCGATCGAGGCGGCGCTGGCCGGGGTTCTGGAGCCGCACTGCCTGCATGCGGAACTGAGCGAGACGCGGCTGGCCATGAGCGGCGAGGGCGCGCAGCGGGTGGGGCAGCTGACGCTGCGCTGGACCTGCGTGGTGCATACGGACATCTGAAAAGGGGCATGGGATGACGACGGGAATCGCGGGCCGGCGGGTCCGGATCAAGTATGACGCGGATGGTGCGGGCGGGGCGGCGGCGGTGGTGATCGCCCGGGCGCGCACCGACAGCGTCACGGTCACCAATGAAATGATCGACATCACGGCGAAGGACGATGCCGGGGTACGGACGCTGATGAACGACATCGGCGTTAAGTCGATGGCGATGAGCGTGAACGGTGTCCTGGCCGCGGCGCCGCAACACCGGACGCTGGTCGGGCTGGCGCATGCGGCGGCGCTTGGCGCGGCGCTGCACACGTTCGAGATTGAGATGGAGGGCGTCGGGACGTTCCGGGGACTGTGGTTCATCGCGTCGTTCGAGGCGTCCGGCGACGAGGGCGCGAACGCCGCGACCTTCACCATGTCGCTGGAAAGCTCGGGCCTGATCACCTGGACCCCGGCGACGTGATGGGCGGGGTGACGCGGGAGTTCAGCCTGACGTGGCGGGACCGGACCTATGTGTTCACGCCGACGAACCGGCTGTTGCGTCGGATCGAGGCCGGTGAGGTCAGCCTGACGCACATGGCGCATGAGATGGGCCAGGGGCGGCTGAAGATGTCGCATCTGGCCTTTGTGCTGGCCGAGGTGCTGCGATCCTGCGGCGCCAGGGTGACCGAGGACGAGATGCTGGCGGAGTTGTCCGGCGGCGATCCGGCGGCCTGCTATGCGCTGGCGACGGAGGTCCTGGCGGCGATCTTTCCGGGGTCCGCGCCGGAAAAGACCTGAGCGCCGCCGCCGAGGCGAAGCCGCCCGAGCCGCTGGACTGGACCGGCCTTTATCTGGCGGCGCGGGGCTGGGGCATCCAGCCCCGAGAGTTCTGGGACATGACGCTGGGTGAGATGGTGGTCGAGGCCGCATCGCGCGCGGCGGCGGCGCGACCCGGGAAAGGCCGGCCCCTGACGGAGGCCGAGATCGAAGACCTGCAGGAATGGGACCCGTGACAGCATGGCACTGCCGGAAATCAACATCGTCATCTCGGCGACCGCCGACAAGCTGACTTCGGTCGTCGGCGGGGTCGAGCGGCGGCTCGGCACCATGGGCGACCGGGCTGAGGCGGCGCGGGCTCGGCTGGCGCGGTTTTCGAGCGCGACGGCCGAGCTTGGCCGGCGGCTGTCGCTGGTGTCGGCCGGCATCGTCGCGGGTTCGGCCGGGCTGTTCGCGCTGGCGAACAACGCTGCACAGGCCGGTGCGAAGATCGACGACGCGTCGAAGGCGGCTGGCGTCGGGGCCGAGTACTTCCAGGAAATGGCCTATGCGGCCGGGCTCGTGGCCGACATGAGCCAGGAAGAGATGGGCGCGGCGCTGGGCATGCTGACCCGCAAGATCGGCGAGGCCGGGGAGGGGTCGAAAGGCGCCGCGGCGGCGTTGGAGCAGCTTGGGTTCACGCAGGAGCAGATCGCCGCCGGGAGCGTGACGACCGAGGCGGCGTTCGACGCCTTCATCGCGAAGATGAAGGACACCACCAGCGCGCAGGAGGCTGCGGCGCTGTCGGCGGACCTGTTCGGCCGGGCCGGCGCCCGGATGGGGCCCTTGCTGATGGGGGCGGGCGACGAGGTCGAGGCGCTGCGCGAGCGCGCGCGCGAGCTGGGTATCGTGATGACCCAGGACAGCGTGGGCATGGCGGCGGCGTTTGCCGACCAGGCGGACACTCTCGCCGAAAAGTTCGGGGTGCTGAAAAACCAGAT